TAATTTACACAAAAAGTTACAAAATAAAGCGAGACTTACAAACTAGCTGTTTGTAAGTCTCGCTTTATTTTGGTGCGGGCGAGAGGACTTGAACCTCCACACCTTGCGGCGCCAGATCCTAAGTCTCATTTTAGCGTTTTTGGCAGTGTAAGCTCAGCCTTGACTACTTCCGCTCCGGCCCTCGACACAGCTAGGTTTTTGGCAAATTGGTCGCCCTTTTTCGCCCCGTTTCGTCCTGATATATTTTCAAACAAAGTAGTCAAAAGGTAGTCAAAAGTAGTCCGGATAAACCACTTTATCTTTCATAAAAATTAACAACAATCTTAGCTCCCACCAACAAACCCGATAAACTTACCTAGCAATCTTATCAGTTCCGTAAACGCGCACAGCACAACCACTAACTTAATCATCTTAGCCGTGCGCTTATCGACCAAAAAACTAAACGCCCACCCAACAGCCAGCACCGTAACAACCTCTAATATAAATCCTAACAGCGACCTAATTGCTGCTTTAATTTCCATCCAAGTGTTATGCATTGAAACTTTAAAGTCCGAAATAACATCGTCCGTTGCTGTGTTAATATTACGCCTGATTGTATCACCCGCCGCATCAACAGGATTCTTTAAGCATTCCCCAACGCCCGAAAAAATTATTAAAAAAATCATTACCAACAATATGATTCGATACACCCCATTATAACCCCCCTTACATTTCGTAGGTTCCAGGTTTTTCGCTGACTGGAGAGGCTTTATCTATACACCCCCTCCCCAATAATGGGTACAGGTAAAGGTACAAGGAAAACTACAACCCCAGTAGGTTAAAAGCCGTATTTAGCAAGGCATAGACCGCCGCTATAACAATCCCGATCTCCGCGCAGCGCACAATCATATCAATCCACTGCCCGGACGAACCTCCCGTAATAGAGACAACCGTCTTGATCAGCCAGCGACCAACGGACAACCCTATCAACCAAACCACCGGATGCGCTGGGCCGCCTGGTCCAAACGTTTCACCAATCACGCTGGCAAGCCCGGCAAAGGCTAGAGCCGGAACAAAAACTGCTGTAAGTACCATAACAACAACCTTCATAACGCAAAAGCCTCCATAATTTCGGCCATGGTAAGGACACCTTTTTTTGGTGTTTCAGCTACCATTAGCCGTTTTATTTTTTCTTTTTCTTCCTTTATAATTGTTCCGAAGCTCCATGCACTTTCCGTCTCATTTTCAAAATTACCCGCCGGATTATACTCAACACTAATTTCAGTCCATTTACCTTCCCACGGGTCAAAGGCTCGTGCCTGTGAACTATAGGTTTCGATATCATATATCCATTCCTGGCATTTCTTGTTTTTATAAAGCCATAAACGAATCCAGTTAAGTGTGATGTATCGCTCAATCTGTTTAGGCTCTTTACTAATGAAATACCATGCAGGGTTATCATATTCGCGGATAAACTTTATCTTATTGCGCTCGGCTAAAATACTCAATCTACGGCGAGCAACTCTTAGCGATGGAAAAAACATCACCTGTAACTGCCGCGTCGATAGCGCTCGCCATGACTCTAAAGCCTTTACTATTTCAAAATCGCGGGCTTTGGATTGCTGTTGGTGATTCATCAAATATCACCTGCCTTGGTAGCGCCGTCAATCTTTTTCTTACCTCCACGCTCTCTGGATCCAGATAAGGCGTTTGTATTTCGGTGAACTTATTTCCTAACTTCCACATCGCCCGGCCCGGCAAATCGGCCATAGTTGCGGCCCTAGTATCATCGAGAATAATCTTACTATTGATATTGTCCGTCACGCCCAGCGCCAAGCGACCACGTAGATTAGCCTTTAAATCCCCGAATGATTTTTCAGCCAAAAACGTGCTACTGGGCCGTTGTGTTGCCAGCACAAAAGAAAACCCTGCCGATCGGGAGAGCCGGAGCAAACTATCTAAATGCCCCAATGCTCTTTTATCTCCTAACTCGCCAAGTTCGTCAACGATGCATACAATGTGCCGCATTGCCTCATTGGGATAATGGCTGTTGTATTTTTTGATGTTGACGGTTAGTGTGGCCATAAAACATTCTTGCCGTCGGCGCATTTCGCGGACCATTGACGCAAGCATATTCCTAGCATTGTCGGGATCTACAATCAGCGCCAAGTGATTTTTTAAATAAGCATACTCAGCCATTTTCAAATCGATAACAACCATCAGCGGCGGGGCCGGCAGATTTAATAATGAGTTAATCCAAACATGCAGCATATTACTTTTTCCCCCGCCAGTCGTGCCGGCCACCAGTACATGGGGTATGTCGGCCAGATCGGTTGTGACCAGTCCCTGAGGCGTATAGCCTAGAGGGATCGGCAGAGTACCTTTCTTTGGATATTGCCAATCATACTCGTAGTAGTCCTGTAGAGTGTCATCGATAAAGCGCATAAAAATGCCTTTGCCTTGGCGTTTGACTTCAATGTTTTGTATCCCGGTATGGTCTTTGAAATAGTCTAGCTTCTTAATAAAGTCCTGGTGAGAGAGGGATGGGGGCAGGGTAATAACAAAGTCCCACCCCGCCCCTGTTTTTTCTTCCTTGTGGATCAGTGGCCTACGGTTTTCCTCCCACAGTGCATCAATAACTTCGCGGACAATTAGTGGAGTCTCACGCCCAACCATTTGAGCGATCTTCTTTTTTGCCCGATTAAGTAGCGGTTGCAGTAGACTCGATTCACTCATTCGTCATCACTTCCTGAACTGGCTGCGCTCCGGCGGCGACGTTTTGGTTCGTCAATGCCCATGAAATTGCGAGCATTATTCATAAGCATATCCTGGGTAACTAAAGTCACTAAATGCTCCTCTGGATCACCTTGCCGTAACAAATATGCGTGCACCGCGTCAGGTAATTTGACCGTTATTTGTTGTGCCATTAGGTATATACCTCCTTCAACTTCTTGGTATATATCTATTGCTTAAGAGTATAAATAATGTATGTCCTAGGGAATAATATAGATGAAAAAATAGACTTATTCGTAATCAAATAAGTCATCAACTTTGCAGCCTAATTTGCGTGATATCCGAAAAGCAGTTTCAATTTCCGGCTGTTGTTTTTGCAATTCATATCGATTATATTGTGATATTTTTACTCCTAAATAATCAGCAAACTCCGTTTGTGACACGTCGTGTCCATGCTTAACAGCAAATTCTAATCTTATCAGTTTCAATTTATTTTTCAACATATTATCATCCTTGCAGGAATATCATGGTATATTATGGTAATTCTATAATATATAAAAAAATACCTTTTTTGGGAGGTTTAAAATGAAAAGGATTCTGTTATTTCTTCTCCTTATATTTTCTTTCACAGCAGTTGCATACGCAGATAATTTTGATACAGAATACCAACCTAAAACCGTTGGTATATTTCTTGAAGCCCCAATGTCCTATGTTAATAATGAAATAGTAAGAACTATGGTTCCCGAAAAGGTACGAGCTATCTTTCCGAAGTTCAAATTTGATATTCTTCCATATGACAAAACCGATATGGCTTTACGTACTTATAAGGAAGATAATCGAATGATAGTAAATCAATACTACTCACAGCCTGTAAACCGGAAAGATATTCAGCAGATCGGCCAATCGCTCAACGCTGACTATGCGTTATTTATTATAATAACAAACGGTCCTCCAAGAGTCAGTTCTGGCTTACTTTCCGTATCTTTTAAAACAACCGTTACCTGCGATGTGCGGTTATTAAATATTGCTACAGGCGAATATGTCGTTAGCAAGCAGATTATTAAGGATGGTAAGAGCACTGCCATATACGCCGGAGTACCATCATTTGATAAAGCATATAACGAAGCGCTTGAAAAAGCCCTACAAGAACTAACGATAGATACATCTTCATTATGACATCAAAACCCCCTGGCCACATGCCAGGGGGTTCGCTCATTTCTCAATAAACCAACGGCCTTCTTCATCAAACAAATAAATCTGCTTACCCATTATCTTGCAAGTGTATCGTATCCCCAAGCCACCAGCATTTAGAGAAGCAGCTTTGCGTACATCAATAAGCCGATCAATTTCGAACACTCGGCCATCTTGCCATTTCAGAGTCAGAGGACGAACCGAGCCATCCACACAATGCATTGCTGTTATCTCAACGAATGTTTTACCCATTTGTACCCGCCCTCAAGAGAACATTTGTTCGTATAATCATTATAATTCTAGGCGGGTAACAAATCAAGTAAAAAGGGTAAAAATGTTCGAGAAAAGTAAAAACCCCTATCAACACTGACTATTTTTGATTTAGTATTATTATGAATAAACCATCTACAGTTGGATACAATAATTTCATTGGGAAGATTCGTACATTTATATAAACATGCTAATAAAACTTTAGAAATGAGTGAAAATACGTGGATAAAGAAAAATATAAATTTACTATGAAAGCAATAAAAATCAATGAATTACGTTCTGCATTAAATGATACACTAAGTGTTTCAATAGTAGCTACCATAAATGGTACAGAAGTGTCGAAAACTTCGTTTAACCTAGGGGACCGGAAAAGCGGATATTATGATTTAGATCAACAAAATATTGATAACCAGCATAGTATTGAATTTTTTGTTGGCCCTGATTCAGATCAGAATATCTCTCTTGGATACATCGTCGCAAATGTTAATGATGGTGATCTTGTTATTCTCGAACAAGCTGCAACTCAGTTAGCCGCAAAAGCAGCGAGCTCAGCAGTAACTGGCGCAACTATCGGGTCTTTAGGTGGACCAATAGGTACAATTCTTGGGGTAGCTACAGGTATAATAATTGATATCTTAGGTAGTTACTTTAAGCCAGGCCGCTGCGATGGGATAGTCGCTGCTGATACGTTAACCTTCAAATCTTCTGATATTAAAAATCACACTAAATCATATAATTTACATTACCCTGGTTCCGAATCACCATCGTTTTGTGGAGATAATTCTGATTATTGGGTAGAGTCAAACTTAGAAGTTGCTCCACTAGAGATTTCCTGGACGGAACAAAAAGCAACTGAGATATCTGGAGGCTCACACAATGCCCCTGCATTAGCTGTCTATAAAGACAAATTATACATGGCTTGGCGAGGTTGTGGCGATGATGGTATGTGGTTTAGCTATTATGATGGAGACTTATGGGCGCCACAACAAAGAGCGCTTGGTGATTTTGGTAAAAGCAATGCTCCTGCCTTGGCAACTTATAATGGGAAACTATACATGGCTTGGAGAAGCATAGGTGATGATCCTGCTATATATTATTCAGAATTTGATGGGTCATTATGGAAACCACAACAAAAAGCTAGGGATTTTGGAACAAGTCATGTGCCTGCCTTAGCCTTTTATAATGGTAAACTTTACATGGCTTGGCAAGGTTGTGGCGGCGATACAAAAATATGGTTTTCTTATTTTGATGGAGCATCATGGAAACCACAACAAATAGCAATCGGAGAACAAGGTACAAGCCAGGCACCTACCTTGGCATCCTGGAATGGGAAACTATACATGGCTTGGAGAAGTATAGGTGATGATCCTGCTATATATTATTCAAATTTTGATGGATCATTATGGAAGATACCAGGCAAAGTCAGAGATATATGCACTAGTCACGCACCTGCGTTGGCAGTCTTTCACAACAAATTATATATGGCTTGGCAAGGTTGTGGCGGCGACACAAGAATGTGGGTTTCTTATTATAATAATAATTTTTCGGTACCATGGATGCCTCAACAGTTAGCGGGAGAAGGGCGGGGTACAAGCGACTCTCCCGCCTTAGCGGAATATAAGGGTAATTTGCATATGGCATGGAAAGGTATGGATGATGATGTAAGTATATGGTTTTCGACAACGCAAGGTTAATTTAATTTATAATGAAGAAAGTAGTATAAGAAGAACAATAAAATTTAAATGACATTAACCACGTATTAGTTCGATGACTACTTGTAAACCTTCCAAAACCCCTCCGTCCTGAATGATGGAAGGGTTATTTATTATCACAAAAAACTGGTTATTTCCTACCAAACCATTTCCTCAAGAACGGAATTATATCCACCGTAAACTTAAAATCTGGTATCTTCATAATCCCACCGCCAACGTCTGCAACTTCTTCAGCAAATCCGCCGGCGTAACATTATCTGCTGAAAAATCCGTAAATATCTCCAATCCACCTGCCTGTAGAATTCTGCATACTGCCTCCGAACAGTCAACCGTCTTTTCACCATCACCTGGCACAGTCACACCTAAAAGATCGTGTAGACCGCCGTCGAGACATGCCCGATATCCATAAGGAGTACCCAATAATTTCTGTGCCTCTTTTTCCGCCTCTGCTATATTCGGCACATCAACGGATAATATCGTCGTCTTAAATCCATCATAGGCAGTTAGCGGCGACTTCACAAATCCATTATCAAGCGCTTCTAATATTCCACCAAGCATAATAATAGCGGCGTGACTTGGGTCTGAGCCGGGACCTTCTGCCCAATCAATTATTTTGCCAAATTCGGTAACCGGATAGGAAAATAACACATTTACCTTTGCCATACTAATCCCCTCCAATAAAATCATCTAAATCAACGGTTTGGCCTGCAAGTCCATGGGTACAATCATTTAAAAATTGGATTTTACCGTCACGAATAAAGCTGTGACACACTGGCATAGCCGGGTTAAGTTTATTACGGTTTACCAATACCGAGGGGTTAAATGTCGGTTTACCAACGTCACCGTTAAACGTCCAAGTATTATTGATCACATGCAAATCATTACATCCTGGACAGCGGAACACGTATTCTTCACGGTCCGGGTTATGCTCATTTTTAATACAACGAATTTTAGCCAAATAAATCTCCCTCCCATATAAAAAAGAAAGGCCCGATCAATTAAGACCGGGCCGATTATCATTAGGATATTTTATCTTTGAGTTCTTCTAATCCACTCTTCATTCCAGCAACAAGACCAGCCAATGCCCCAGCCATAGCCGCAATTTCTACGCTATTACGAGCCTTAACCCATACGCTGTCAGTAGTGCCAATTTCGGCGGTTAACTCTTTGATCTTGGCTGTGATAGCATCAGAAATACCAGTAGTAGTCGAAGTTGACGTGGTTACAAGACTAGTAATAACGGCGGCTTCTGCGGCCTCGGTAGCGGTATCGGTAATAGTTGACACGGTAGATTCCTCCTCAGTTGTAGTTGCGGTTAAAGTAATGGTTCCGGTAGCAGTTCCCCCGGCAGTCACAGTAACATCGACAGTGCCATCCGCATAGCCGTTCAATGCCGCGGTAAATGTATACGTGCCAGCGTCTAGGCCCTCAACGGTCACCTGACCAGTAGAATCAGTTGTGACATCACAAGATAATGCACTTACAGCGTAGGTAATAGTTGCGCCTTCTAGTGCTGTGCCGGCACTATTCTGGACCGTAATCGTTGCGCTGCCAGTGGTGACGGTTTCTTCCGTAGTGGTTTCGGAATCTTCGGTAGTGGTGCCCGTGGTATCAGTGGTAGTAGCATCATCCGTTACAGTAGTTGTGGTTTCCTCCGAAGTTGTGGTTACTGTGGTTTCGTCTGACATAAAAACATCTCCCTTAAATTTTTTATATATCCACCGCAAAAAGCGGGTGATAGTCCTTAAACCGTAAGGTATGGCTTTGGCCGCTTCTGCCTCAACAATATTAAAAATCGCCACCTTGGCGGCTTCAATTTCAGCCTGCACTGGCGGCGATTCAGCAAGTTTTATGAGGTACGGTAGCACCAGTTTTTCGAGTTCGACTACATTCATAAGTCCTCCTTATCAAAATAAATAGCCGTCTGTCTTAATAACAGCGGCCAATACTAACCATTATGCAGATACCAAATCGCTTTACCTCTCAATAGCCCTCCGCCGGATCCAGGCGTATCCTTTGCACGCGCCACCCAAAAATCCCACCTTTCTACTGAGTTCGCTGGACCATACTTTCCATCCGGGTAACCATTCGGCTCATAACCTGGATTCCAATTATCCATATTGTCAGCCGCTTCAGCATGAGTCATAAAGTGCTGAATATCGATCGGCAATTCTAACTCTTCGCTGAGTACCGCCATCACCTGGGCTATCGCCTCGATCTGCGCATCAGTCGGCGGCTCCGGACCAAGGTTATCGGTAGAATGGGCCTGATATGCGCATAGTGTCCCAATAGCAATCGCTCCTGAATTTCGCATATAAGTGTGATTTAGATGCGTTGTTAAATCGCTGACCGTAGTGTAGATTGTGCCATCCTTATCTACCAAGATGTGATAATCGTCAAACTTCTGACCATAATGCGCCGCTGTCCAATGGACGTAAACGTGACCAATTTGACCAGCGGCTGCTTTGGCAAGTTCTCGAATATCAGTTAACTGCATTACTCTCACCTCACTTAATCAATTTTTCCAACAGCACCACCAAAATGGCTGTAGTTATTCCGCTTACTCCTGCAGCCTTCCATACCGCCATTTCCAGTTCACGTAGCCTCTTAAAAATATCAGCCTCATTCTTTTCGCATTGCTCAATGCGGGCCTGATGACCACTATGTTGGAAACAGTTATCCAAGTCATCCCCTCCCATTATCAAATCAAATTCACGCCCCAGCTTGTCCCCATCAGCGCGGCGGCTTCCGTGCTACTCAGCGCCCGGCCTATGCCCACCACATTGTATAATTTCCCATTGAGGAAGTACTGCGTCCCCTGGTTGCTCCCGAAATACATATTGGTATTCAGCGATATGCTTGGCACGGTGCTACTCGTTGCGGTGTACACTGTGCCGGTCGCCGACGCCGCGCAATAGAGGTTCACGCCAGAACTACTCCAGGTCAAAATAGCGTCATACACAGTGTCTGCAGTTACCGCCAGGGTGCTGGTTACCGTGACCTGCGCGGATCCAGAACCATAACTTGCTTCCAAATATCCGCTGGCATTGACGTACAGCACCAAGCCCGTACTACTTAGCCCGGCGGCATCGCCGATTACCTGTATTGAGCTGGTCAGCACATCAACGCTGAACCGGGCGGCAATTGTGCCTTTACTGGCTGTTATATAGCTGTTTGGTGCATAGATGACTTCGGCGGCGCGTGTGCCATTAACCAGCGACGTAGGATAAATCTTATTTTCAGCTTGTACAAAACCAACATATACAGTAATTGCAACAGTATGAGAGAGACCTCGATAAATAAATAAAGTATCTGACCCAGGTGTTGATATGGGATTATTCTTCATTGTATATTCATACCAATCGCCATTTGTCTTGCCAGTTTTAGCAAAAGCACTCATTCCGCAACCGCCCGTGAAATAAAACGTGACATATGACAAATCGCCTTTTGCCCACATTCTGCCCGAATAAGTTAATCCACTCGTTATAGTAAACCAACTATTTAAATTAGCGTGTCCTGTTGTATATCCGCCCGAGGTAGCTATTGGAAAAACTATCTCAGCGGCATTATTGCCAAAAGGATTATCTGAATCCGTTACTAGGGATAGTGTCGGTGGATAAGTACCACCAACATTCGACGTAGCAACTGAAGGGCAACCACTTGTATTGGTAATTAAATTAGTGGTACTTTCCTCAACCTCGATATACTGCCCCCAGGTGCTGTCCGTCCCGGTTCGCGCCACACCAGACGCATATAATAGCGACCCCAAATACGCCGTGCTGTCTCGTGTAAATGTAAATAAACTCGTGTCAATCACGCTCCCCACATAATTATTGTTACTATATGAGCTATTACCCAGTGGCGAAATTATTGCCGGCCGAACCAGCGTCACCACCGGCGATACCAGCGCGCCCATCAGGTCGTAGTCTCCGTGGTATCAGTTGTATCAGTTGTGGTCGTTTCAGCCGCCGCAATTGCCGCCTCCAGCGCAGTTATGTCGTTAGAAATCCATTCGTAACCGCTTGGTAATTCGACCGTGTTATCATCGCTATACTGATAAGCCAAACTAGGCGTAGTTGCCAAGTCCGCAATCGTTTTACCTTCCGGTACCGCAACGTAGCTTTGAGGATATGCCATAATCAATCCGCCTCCAATAAATCAAAATACGCGCTATAACCACCCGAACTACCAATTGCCGTGTTATTACTAACGATAAGCGACAGCCCAACTCCCACGAAGACACCCTCAATTAAATACGAGTATGCGGATACTGTCGTGCCGGATATAGTAGAAGATGCCGCCACCGTAAGCGTAGTTAGAAGCGAGTTAACCGTAGTGCTGTTGATCGTCCTGGCCGCCATAACTTTTGCCGTTAGTGCGGTCGCGGTGCTAGGATTGTAGCAAACTAACAAATACCTTTTTCGTACGTTCGTAGGCAATGAAAACGTAATTGTACTCTGGGTATTCGCCGTCGCAGAATTGGCGAATGTTACACTTGATTCTGAACCGATTTGCGTGCCGCAAACATATAAGCGATCAGCAAGATTAATTATTGTGTCGGTTTCTCGGTACATACGACCTGATGCTGGCGCCATGTTTTCAATCATTTCTTACCCCTCCCAATAAAAATAGACGCTCAAGGCGTCTTAGCTTGTGGTTGTGGTCGTAGTTGTCGCGACATACCGTGGGCAATTAGTATTCGTACATTTCCCGGTTGTGGTATCGTTAGTAGCCCCACAAATAAAACAATATTTAGCTGCCACTTTCAATCACCTCTAATGCAGCTTTATACTCAGTTACTAGTGTTGCATAATCAGTTTGCCTAGCGGTCGCCGTTGTGGTATCTCCCGCCGTCAGCGCCGTTAAATATGCCTGCGTTACAGTAGAAAACGACGACTCGTACTCCAAGTCAAGAGCAGCAATTTTTTCATCAGTCGTCAAAACTGGCTCAGTATATTCCTGCCAAGATGTTACACCTTCCGATTTATACATAGGCAAATACTCGTTTTTAAATTCGGTTTCTGCATCAATTACACCCTCAATTTTGGTAAATACCGTACCGTCAGATTTAAGCAGTTCAATAATCATTTTACCCTCCTACAAGGTAAGGACTTTATACCAACCGGCTCCCCCAGTGTAAGAACCAGATCCACCTGCAATAGTAATAGTTCCAGCATTAGTTACTTCATTTGCAGCTAGAATGACTACACCACCGCCGCCGCCACCAACTGCATAAGTTGAACTAGTAGTTCCACCATCTGCGCCGTTTGCATTTATTGTTCCTGTAAAAACAATTTTTTTAGCAAGAATCACTACTCCGCCACCACCAGCGCCGGCATTATAGCCAGTGACGTTGGTATATCCACTAGCTCCATAATATACTGGGCCATAATTTAATGCCATTGCAATATTTTCAGCACTTGGCGTAGAAACTACTGCTGCAGCAACTCTTGGGTATAATGACGGTATATAGGATACGCCAGCGGTGGATGAAGTACCCCCGCCACCTCCGCCGCCATAACCAATATATGATCCACTACTATAAGTAGGTGTACTTGTCCCTTTTCCTTTGCTAATGATTCTACCGTTAATAATAGCCGTACCGGTACACCTAATAACCAGATAGTTACTACTCAGCGTCAAAGTGCAATCGGAAGTTATTGTTGAGCTTATTACGTGCGTCGCCGCCGTTGTGCTATTATACCCACGGGTAACCGTCAGGGTTAACGTTGATACTGCTGAAACATACAGTTGCTCGGAATCGATTGTAAGGATATCGCCAACGGCAAAAATTGCAGTTGAAGCGTAAATAGTCGTAGCCGTAGTGGAAGTGATCGCTGTTGCTAAATAATCTATTTTTTCACCTAAATAGAAATTAGTGTAGTTATACTCGCCGCCGAGCGACACATTACCCGTCGCAAAGTAATCCCCATCCGCGCCGGAACCAAGATTATACAGCCACGGCGGATACTTAAAATTAATAAACCTAGAATCGACCAGCGTCCCAGTGCCCTTATACGAGACGGCCACCATCTTACCAGCATCCCCTGAATTAAACAATATTGTGCCAGTATTCCATGTCGAATCGTCCGTTACCGAGCAACTATAGTCCGGGTAAAACTGACCGGACGCTGGCGTGGCAGACACCTCCGTCATGCTACCCTCAATAAACACTTGTGCACCTAACGAGTGGACGCTTGCAGTCGTGCTGGAATACCCACGGGTAACCGTCAGGATGTTGTCGGATATCGCCGAGACATACAATTTTTCAGAATCAATCGTAATTGTTTTCCCTACATCAAACCAATCGCCATTCGCAACCGTGATTGTCGTGACCGTAGTCGTGGCAATCGCTGCCGTTAGGATATCACAAACCCTCATTGACATTGATGATGGGCTATCGTATTCCGGCACCTCGTATAATTTTAATGTATATGGCGTGACTGATGGTATTACGTATATCGAATCCGTTACGGTCAATGCCTGCAAAACGTCATTATATTGGTCATACCTATAATCTGTTGCCATGTTTTCCTCTCCTTAGCTGGACGATGTATCGCTCAGATCGGCAAAGGCGTCTGCATCATCCTGGGCTTTAATTAATTTGCGGATGTATTTATCTAACCGATCCGGCTTACTTCCCAGGGTTATTTCCATCGTTATGCCATCATCACCGGATATTTTATAATCAACCTCAGTCACCTGGTACTGGTATTGGGTGCCATCATCGCAATTTACGACGGCCAAACCTTCCGGCTTGATATTACGTTTAATAACATCCAACGTGAAACCACTAAGCTTGGCAGACACAGTTGGGCTTTTTGTATTCTCCAGCTTATTCTGTGCCCACCTGATTACATCCGTGCTGGTTATTGCCGTCGGCATAGTCAAAACATCCTCGTAATATCCATAGGTATCAATACTGGTTTGATCATAAAACGCCACTGGCTCGCTGTCGTCATCTAAATAATAGTAGCTGCCATCGTCCTGCTCCTCGCCGTATTTAACATAGAAATAGTTAACCAGGTCGGACATGTCTTCTTCCGGCTCAAATGTGGTCAAGTGGGTACCAACCCAAAGGCGGGAGTCCTCGTTAATGGTGGTCGTGCGCGGCTTGAAATAAAACTCCATTAGCTCATCCACACCGTACACATAATCATCCGCATAGCCCGCCAGATCTTCCAGTACGTCCTTGGCTGTTGCATACGCAAACTGCTGACCAGTCAAAGTAAAGTCGGTGGATACCATTTTACGTGAATTATAGGTAATTCCTGTTTTGGCCGCTACAGTATTCTGGATCAGATCAGAAACAGCTGCCATAACTTCAATGTTTTCATATGTTTCATTGATGATTATTTTTTCAAATTTGCCAAAATAACCATACCCTGATACCTCTATCGTCTCAGTTGTTGTCCCGGATAAGGCCCTTGCATTGACATACCCCGTATAGCGCGGCGACGTTTCCCCAAATAGGTAAATTGATATGCGCTGGTTGATGAATATTAGATCGGCATATTCGCGATTAAGGGTTAGCGTAAAATCACTGCAGCCGGTTTCTTCCAGCTTGAATTCGACAGAGACCAGCGGCGAATCAAATATATCGCTGGCCAGGTATTTTGTAATCTGGCCGGCTGAATTGTACAGGGCGATATAAAAAGCATTATCAATAACAGGATATGTTACTGTTGATGAATCGTCCGACGACGACGTAGTTTTGGTTATTCCAGCCAAAATATATCGTCCAGCTAAGGAGCGGCCTGAAATAAAATTCACTATAACCACCTCACCGGATAGGAGATTTCAATAGTACAGGTACCGCCGGTGTAGGTAAACACATTGTTCCCTGGGAGCAATGATAAAAAGGTACCTGTTAAATAATTGATCGTGCTGGTACCGTCTAACTCGACTGTGCCGTCCGTGGTATTGACCACTAATACCGTGCCAGACAAAAAACTCACGTCCGCATACGAGAATATGCGACCGCTGTCAGTAGTGTTGGTTAGCGATATTGATGTGCAGGCGTCAGTCGCCGTGATCGTGATTGTCGCCGGGCTGTCGATACTGCCGGAATTGGTCACTTTGAATGATTGTCCCGTTGCCGTGATCGTTGTCATTGATGTGGCCGTCCCGGTATACCAGAACGGATCGAGCGCCAACAGGGTAATGGTCAGTTCTGCTTTTTTCAGATACCAGCCGTCAATATAAGTCTCTGATATGCTGGATAGATTAGAGATATTTATATACCTGTCGCTGGTGATATAGAGCTTGTAATCCGATTGCGACAGGTACCGTTTAAGCAAATCGACCACCGCAAAATACTCTGCTGTGGTCGATTGATTGATCGTAATAACTATTTCAATTTCACGGTAATCAACTTTGTTATCGGCGGTGTTAATACCGCCGTGAGCAAACATTTTCGAGGTAGCGTCTACCCGCTTGCTCAAATCTGCTGCAGATAAAACCACGTATTTCGGTAAAGCATAATCAATATCCATCAGATCAGCCAAGAGGTCGGCATAATAGGTAGCGTATTTATCGGTTTCAATGGTCGTCCCCGTTGTGCCGTTAGTGGCCAACCAGTCATTGGTCTGTGCAATATTTGATATGTAGAGGTTAGAAAATTGACCGCCAGCCTGCAATGTGCCGTCCTGCTTGGAGCCTACATATGCTGTACCAAGCGAGAGTGACGGGGCGGTTGTCGTGATTGTTATCGGCGTACCGTTTACCCAGTCGGTCATGACTATTTTGCCATTAATCAATAAACCAACGCCAGCCGAACTATATTTTATTGCGAACCGGCTTTTAGCTGTTACTGCATCGCTACCGATGACCGTCATCTCTGATGATCCGGTGCCGTATATCAGCACTGGGTAGCCCTTCGGGTCGAGATATAGTAGCAGATTGGCATTAGTCGCACCTCCACAGTCGAAAAGATAGCGCAAGGTCCCCGAATCGCCAGGTGTAAAATCAAAGATAATTGTGCCCTTAGTGGCCAAAAGTGTACCGGACGGCAATGTCAGCGTTTCTGCATCCGCGCTTATTGTTATTCCGTCGTCCTCAAAACGTGCCACGCCGCTTGCTACTTCCGTGCCATCAATCTTATAAGCTGTGGATTCGCGGGCAAATGTCGCTGTTTGATTGTCAGATTTGATGTGCATGTTTACGACGCCCCCATCAGCGCATATTTGACTTTATTGGCGATCTTCTTACTCACCTTATCGACATCTGTCTCTGTATTAATATCGCCGTACATATTAGTCGTGATGATTGGGCTAGAGCTTCCGTTACCCGCGTTATCTGTGCTTACCGAGTTCCCCTTATCAATCGACACCGTGTCTTGGTAACGTCCTTGACTGATCTCTGCTATGGTCGGGCTTGCAACAATGCCACCGGAAGCAAACCCCTGCAACTGACCATTGTTAAGGCCGTTTATTACGGATGATCCTAGCAAATTGGTAGCCTTAGCAGTCAAAACAGATTCTCCCGCCGAAACCCACGCCAGTATGCTATCGCTTGTTCCAGTCCCTGGACCAGAAATTATACCGCCGGTTGCCATTTTAGGTACAGCTAAAGCCGTGGCAGCTAGTGTTGCCGCCGTCATCCCGGCAATCGCTGCTTCAGAGTTTGCCCCCATAGTGGCTAAAGACACCATAGCTGCAGCCGGTGCCCATGCGGCTGCTATTGCCGCAGCCATCGCCGTAGAGGCAGCAAGTAAAGTTGCCATCGCCGTAGATGCAACCGTCGTTTGTGTAGTCATTGATGTTGCTTGTGCCGCTGTTACCGCCGAATAATAAGCGGTTGCCGCTGCCGTTCTGGCAGTATATGCCGATACTGTTGCCGCCGTTGCCGTGGCTTGTGCCGCCGCTGTATTAGCAGCGTCTACATCATTCTGAGTCTTGCCTGTTAATGAAAATGCAATGCGACTGGCATACATTTTTGCATAAATGCCTACTATTGTTTTAACCAGATTTTGCCCCAAGTCCTTCCATGCATCGTCGATACTGGAAGTAAAACTGAATGTGTCGGTTAAGAAGGAACTCAGGTTATCCGTCATACCATCAACGGCATTGGCCCATAGCTCCTGTGCTGTCTGAGTAGCGGATTTCCAAAGTTTCAAATAGGTGTCCATATATGCCTGCTTACCCGCTAAATCTTGTTGCTGTAGCCCCTGTTGATTTTTATATAACGATTGATACGCGGAGATATTACCTTCTGCATAAGCCAAGTCAAGCTTCTGCTTATACAGCGTTTCATCATATTTCAGATCCTTTAGCTTTTGGGCTGTTTCATTGTTAACTAAAAGAATCTCTTTCTGCGTTAGTTCTGCAAAACTGACCGAAGTATTTTTCATGGCAGCAGCATTATTTTTGTTTTCATCGGCAAATCGTTTCGCATCCACGATCTGACCATTGACCATTAACGTAAAAGATTCCCCAACCGAATTCCATGCCTCAATCTGCTGGAGTTTCATCTCATCGGTTTTTCCTGCAAAATCAAGAGCTAAGTCGCGATACTTATTTTGTATTTTGGTGATTTCTTCCTCGGCGTTGGACTCAATTTCAATCTTTTGCTTCTCAACATCAGTTTTCGCCAGTAGTAGCGCTTCCCGTTTTTTATAGTCCGCCACATCCTCATAAGCCTGGTCCCAAACAGCGTTTGATTCCTTTTGTTGTTCCTGCAAAATCTTAGCGGCCTTGGCAGCGTATATTTCATCAAGCCTTTCTCTATCTGTCGTGTAATCCGCATTTGCATCTTTCGATTCATCTAGTTTTTTTATTTCGTCGTTATACCAATTATCCAAAGAAGCCATTTGGGTATTAGTCAAGCTAAGCCATTCTTTTTCAATGGATTCTCCGGTTTTGTCCGCCTGTTTTTCCAGCTTTTCGTAAGCTTTAGCCTCTTTATCGGCAGCACTCGTTTTACTACTTGAACCTGACCCGCTCGCTGCGCTTGATGCGGCATTATGAAGGCCTGTAAAGGTCTTATCGATTCCGGCGCTTGCTGCAGACGTTTGAGAAGTTGCACCGCCCCCGAATAGACTAATCTTTGAGGCTGCGCTAGAAATCTTACTAATTCCACTTGTGAATGTGCTTACGAAGTTTTTTAACCCGTCCGGTAATGCGGTACCAATCAAATCAAGGAGAGCTTGCATTTTACTCAAGACCCAATTAACGCCATCCGACACTATCCTGCAGATGCTATCCCAGGCTTCACTGATTTTCGAAGTAATGCCGTTCCACACACTGTTAGTTAGATCAACCGCCGTATCCCATTCACTGTTAATAAAACCAACAATACTATCCAGCGCCGAACTGATATAGCTTACTACGCTATACCATATATCAGATAAGGTTGAAAAAATGCCACCGAAGATATCCGTGGTCACGGTCACCACATTATCCCAGGCTGTCGTGATCGTTGCGACGATTCCATCCACAATCCCGCTGATATAGCTCGTTATTTCATCCCAAACCGCCGTAACCTCAGCCACTAATCCATCCCACAATTCGCTGAAGTACTGACCGATTTTATCCCAGTTCGAGTAAATTACATCTGCAACATCAGCAATCGTACACCATGCCGCATAGAGTAGGGCGACAGCGGCAATAACAGGGGTGGCTGCCGCTAGTAGTACCGCGCCGATTACAAGTGCTGCCGCTTTGACAATCGGCGTAATGGCATCGAACACAGCGGACGTAACGGACAAAACCGTATTCCATGCTGTGCTTATTATAGATACAACTGTCTCCCAAACCGGTGATATAACGGATATAATTCCATCCCAAGCTTCGCTAAAGATGCTCGATATAGTTGAAAACAGGGTGCTAAACAATTCACCAAGAGGCTCCCAATTTTTCCATATCTCATAAGCTAAAGCACCAACCGCTGCGCCAATCGCGATAAATGGTATAAGCGGTGCCACTGCGGCCCATGCCGATATAGCAAATGCAATCATAGCGGGTACCGCCGCACCCAATAGCGCTCCAGCCATAACAAATATAGCCGCCGTTAATTCCGGCGGTACTATATCTATAATCGCCTGTTTAATCCCCGAATTTTGTACATCTGTGGCAAAGGCCGATAAAGCATCCGACAAACCAGACAACTTTGTTTTTAGATCCAGCCCGTCAGTTATTGCATCGCCAATTTTACGCATAACCGATTCGGTATTATCAACGATGTTACTCCAGATACCGGAGATCTCAGTCGCCATTCCGGCCATGCCGCCTTTGAATTTTGTCTGCATTCCAGTTAAAATGGCGTTAATCCCAGTAACGCCGCTAATTGATCCCGTCTCCGCTTGTTTCATGGCTGTTGGTATATCGGTTCCTATTGCATCTGCAAGCATCTTCCAAACGGGTATGCCGGTTTCGGCAAGTTGGTTCATTTCGTCGGCACTGACTTTGCCTTTAGCATTCATCTGCCCAATTGCTAATGTTATGTGATCAATGCCCTCCTGACCTACTCCTAACAATGCCGCCGCATCACCTATTGCGGACATTATCGGAATAATATCTTCAGCCGCAAATCCAAAGGCGAGTAGTTTTTTACTAGCATCCGTTAATCCCGTTAACTGAAACGGTGTTTGTGCTGCAAAACTCGTCAAATCGTCCAAAAACTGTTGCGCATCCTGGGCATTACCAATCAGTGTGGTAAATGACTTTTTGGTTGCAGCCATGTCTGACGCCATTTTTATCGATGCCACACCTACACCTAAGGCAGCTGCAGCAATCCCTGCAAATCCTACCGAAATGTCTTTTGATAGGTCAATTGCATCAGATCCAAATGCTGTCCTTAATTGTTTTTGTGCATTGCGTAAATTTTTTTGGAAGTCGCTCGTGTCTACCCCCAATTTTATTAACAGATCCGCTAATGTTGTTGCCATCAATTCACCTCCCCGAGCAACCGTTTAACCTCATCAAGTTCCGCACGTTTTTGTTCCTTGGTCCGGGTATCTCTCTTCTTATGCTTACCTAGTAATTTAGCCGCGGTAACCTTTCGTTTAAGGTGTAAATTCATCAAATTAGCGGCCAGCCAGGCTGTTCTTTGATACTCCATTTCCTGCCGGGTGTTAAACCCTTCCAGTATGTCAGTAAATTCGCCAGGGGTTAACCGGTCAAACTCCCAAGGCTTTAATCCCAATATCCCGATTGCTACTTTTTTATCATTATCGTATTTTTCGACAAAAGTCAGGGGCGCTAATTCAGCGCCCCCTCCGCGTTTCCCGCATTATCATCCCCTGGCTCTTCTACCGCCACTTTCTTAAATAATCCACTTAAATTAATTGCCTCAGATATTTTGGCCATCAAATCACCGATTTCGCCGCCACTGCACAGGTATTCGGAGAGCATTTGCCCAGTACGCAGCAGTGTCAAACCTCGTTCCTGCCAAACTAATCCACCGTACAACAACGCCCGGATTGAAGCCATTCCCAAGTTATCGGAGCTCAGCAACTGCATTATTGGTTTATCAGCTTTAGCCTCAGCCTCACATAATGCGTTATAATCAAATTTCAGTTTACGGGTTTTACCGCCAAGCTCAATCTCAACGTAATTCATAATCCACCTCATTAAAAATTTAGCGGTCTGAATTTAACAGACCGCTTTTATTATGGGACTTCGACCACAGCCACCGTCACCGACGTAACGGCAGAATATGTTATATAAGCATACCCACTCGCATCGTTATAGTACGCCGGTGGGAACGGGCCGATTAAAACATCACCAGCCGCCGCAACAGACACCGCGACATTGTGGAGCGTGCCAAGTGGGCACGCGGTCTGAGCCGCTACCGTTACAGTAACAGCCGCCGAACTGGCGTTTTTCACACGCAAAGCAGATTTACCGGTGTTCACAAAATAATCCCCTGATGCAGCGGCAGCAAGGGTGGTGGTCAGTCCCGATGTGGTAGTTTGCTGTTTAGTTATTAGCGACATGTTATACCTCCTATACCTTCGTCAGTGCGCCGCTACCTGTCAGCGTATATGATACAGTGGCCTCACTATCATAAGAGGCATCATAACTAAAATCGGTAAGAGTAGCCAGCCCGGTGTATGTATGCGCCGCGGGGGTATAAACCTGGACGTATACCTGGGTATTGTTCATATAGCAGGTTTCGAGCAACACCATGCCGGTGTCGGTTTCAAGTATCAGCCCGTCACCATCAATTGACCAGGATCTTATTGTCGGCAAACCTTCATGCCAACCCGATGACGTTTTGCTTGTAGTATCAGCCTCGTCAACACTTAAATCCAGCGTAGCACTGCGTTGTCCCGCCACGGTTGTATAAACTGGGGACGCAGTTGTCCCTGTGTTAACCTTAATTAAAAAACCTACGCCTGTTACAGCAGCCATGAATTATTCCTCCTCGATCTTTTCAATTTCATAATAATACACAAAAACTGACCTATCAGCATAATATTTTTTATCGCCAATGGCATGGACTTTTGCCGTATAGCCAGTCGTCACCTCTAATTCACTTGCTGTTTGCGCGGCAATAATTTCGTCAGTAAAGTCTCTGACACTATCCGCATAGGCAGTTATTGTTCCTTGGACAATTGCACCCTGCTGATAGACCACGTCGTCAAAATTCAGCGTCACAGCTGTCGCATCGATGCCTATCGCTGTAAGCCGGGCTGTCACTGCCGTGGCCAGCAAGTTAGTTGTAGTGGTATCCGTCGTTGTGGTTGTGGTATCCGTACTAGTAGTATCCGTGGTTTCATCCGCCATCTATATCACCCCAAATCCTGAATTTTATAGCTAATTGCTAACGAGCTATAGCGGTAAATTAGCCCATCGCGCTCGAATCTAGCAATTTTCCCAGATTCCATTTTTACGATCGCGGCATTAAATTTGTCAGCGGATAAGTCGGGAAAAAAGCCGTAAAGTGCCTCCGTTACTGCATCCAGCATCGCGCAAACTTCCTTTGTTCCACCATATTTTGACCAGCAAAAAACGGTATGGGTTATTTCCACACCGCTCGTAGTCTTAGTCGACCAGTCCGAAAAATCAAACTCGCCGATTGTTATATAGTTAGGAACCTCGTTTTCCGGCACTTTATCAAATACCGAGTAATCACTAATCTCAGCGGTTAGCCTATTATAGATCGCCACTTGAAGCGGCCATGCCGGGGATCTCATCGTGCTGCCCCCTCAATTACATTTTTAATACCATTTACAAAATCGTTCTGTTCGGCATCCCAGGCCGGTTCAATATGCGGATCAGATTTAGTACCAGGATGCTGTACTGTGACTTTTTTGTTACCATATGGGTGAATAGGGTGGGCCTTTGTCCCTCGCTCCAGCAAATGGGCAATTGGATGCAATCGTCCATGCCACTGCGGTCCAACCGTAGCCGTTAAGTCAGATTTTTTTAGTGACCGCTTAATTGATTTTTTATATTTTCCTGTCCGTACTGGGGCGGCTTGCCGTTCCCTGTTGCGAATATTTTTCGTAGTAGTGTCCATCTGGATTTCAACGCCATGAACAACTCTATAATTGAAACGGTTTATCTTGCCGATGACGTCATCAACGCCTTTAATTTCAATCTCAACTTTCATCAGCAGAGACCTCCTGGGCAAGTAGCGTAAGCTCCTGCTTTCGGCCATCATAATCCAGAATGTTTTTTATTTCAAATGTTCGGCTGTCAACAGTAACCCGCATGTCAGTTTTCACACCGGACAAGTAGCGGATTCTAATTTCATGGTCCACTGTGCTTTCGATTTGCTGCGCATAGTACAACGTTTTGCCAGTAATCGGCTTCACATTCGCCCAAACTGTTTCATAAGTTGTCCATGATTCATCCGCACCGCCGCCAGCATCAATAGATGTAGTTAACTCCTGGATCATAACCCGTTTGTTTAACTTCCCAGCGCCGATCACGTCGGCCACACCCGATCAATGCCAAGAAGCGCAGATACGGCAAACTCTATTTCCTTTGACGTCACCCCAGTTAGTACCGATTCACGATTTATATACCAGTGGCCAATTAGGAGCAGCATAGCTTGTTTCACGGTCTGCGCTACCTCAGAAGCGCCAGCTACATAACGAACTTTCACCCCATTTACTGGTCTGAGTGTCACTGTCGGTGTTGTTTTGGCATACCTTAAAGACACCCGGCCAGGCTCAGAATCAGCATCAACAAAATACTCAGTTGTAGACCAAATATATTCAGTGTCATCAGTGCCGTAATACTTGATGCTCTCCACGCTAACGAGCGGCGGGTGTGGGATATTTACCGGAAAGCGTGGCCAACGATCAAGCGTCAATTCTAATGTCTGCGTTAAATACGCCCGGTTTTGACGCTGCTCACAATATTGTCGGGCGGCAACAATAAGCGTCGTAATCAGATCGTCTTCGTCTGTGCCGTCTACCCTACAGTGGGCTTTCGCCTCATCCAATGTCACCGGCTCCGTTGTCGGCTCGGTTATAATTTTTATCGCCATTTAATCACCGCCAAAAGGGAACTTTTCCGTCCCCTAGCATTAATCAGTAATCGCACTCGGCGGAGTAGATTTTTGAGTCTTCATATCTAGCAAATACACTGCCGAAGTGATATTTGAAGCACTGGACGCGCCGGTGACGATTGTTATGCAATCAAATTCATTATTAATATCCAATTTTTGTGGATCAATTTGAAATACAACTACCTTGTTTTTAATACCGGAATCAGTGGTAAACGTCAAGGCGTCACTCTGTTTGGTCAATGTATCAGACGTTGAAGTATCAGCATTAATCCAGATTGGAATATTGTTGGTCAAAACTTTAACACTAGTCCCTGCGACAGCAGTGGCTTGGTAAGGCGTCAAGGCAATGGTTGTTGCCACCCCTTGGGTGATATTACACACAATATACGCCCGATTAACATTTTTCAGACTGACATACGTCCCGGTTCGCCCAGCGGCATCGGTTGCCGGGTTTAGAGCTTGGACAACTTTATAGGTTTCAGGTACACAAATCATTGACATAGTTATTACCTCCTTACGATCTGGTCGCGAGTGCGACAAATGGCGAATAGGTGGAACTTCCCTTATACGGTGTCATAGCCATATCCCAAAGCGGCATACCATTAACGCGATAAGTAAACCGCATGACATTTTCATCATACAGGAATCGAACATGCACCGAAGACTGGGCATTAATGCCGCCCTTATCAATTATCATATACTGGCTCATGTCAGCCAGTATGATATCACCGACCGTTCCCAGGGCTGCGCATTGCTCGACCGGGATAACGGGTAAGCCCTTAATGGTCCCACGCTCGATATACTCGCGCGTATACGGAGACAATTCGCCACCGGTACCGACGGTAATTGTCATATTTTCGAGTTGAGGCTCGACCTCTTGATTAATAAACCAAACGGCATTGCCACGCGACCGGGCATATATCCGGTTGTACATTTTCAGGATGTTGTAGTGGTTGACCGTGGTTGCAGTTTGGCTAGTTTCCTTCGCCACCGTGACCAACGCATCCGCCTTTAGAATTCCTTGGGGAATCCCTGTGCCACTGCCATTTAAAAGTGCATCATCTAGCTTAAACGCCATTTCTTCCGCGAACGCCTGGCGGATTACGGCTTCGAGTGCCACAGCATCTTCCATTAGCTCGTCAGTAAGGTAACACAAGGCCATCAGCTTATCTAAGGTGAGTTCGATTTTTTTGAATTTCGGTTTGCTGGACGCGACTGTTTCCGCCTCCGACGTCCAGTAAGCCTGCACACCACCCCAGCGGCTGCCGTTCGCCCTGCTGGTTTCATCTATCCCGTTCATTCTGATTCGGTTGGCATTTGGGCCGATTGGAATTGACCGGCACCGGCTGGCAATTGCGCTGGCATCATGGACCTTAGCCAACAGCTCCGCTACATATTGCTCGTCAATTAAAAAACCACCGTCAGAGTTAACAGCCTCACTGGAACCACTGGCCGCACCTTTTACACCATGGAGTAGACGATTGTCAATTACCCCGCCTGGTACACCGGCCACTCGAACAGCTTTTAAAAAATCACCAAGGCTATTCCATTTCTTTTCATTGACTTCGATGTTTGGAGGAGGCTGATTGACTGGCGTATTAATGGCAACTTCTCTGGCATCAATTTTCGTCTGTGCCTCGATGGTGGCCTCCAGACTTGCAATTTCGGTTTCCAAGGCATCAAATTGCGTCTTTTCCTCTACAGTCATACCCCTATTAGCAGCTATAGCGGTATTAACGATACCCGCCTGGGCATCCATCTTTTGTTTGAGCATTTTCTTAAAATCCATGTTTTAATCTCCTTTCATTCATCCGGCATTTTTCTGCGTATATATCAACCGGGATTACACCCGGGGGATCGGGTTCTGGTGGCGGCGCATAAAATTGAATTTTAGCCGCCGGAATATTTTTAAACCTCGACAAGTCAAACGCCATGCTGCCCAAAATAAGCTGACCATCTGATATCGATGCAGCAACCTGTTTTCCTCCTTCAATCTCATCAGCAAACCCCATAGCAACAGCATCCTCCGCGGTCATCCATGTTTCGGCATCCAGTAATTTAATTATCTCATCGTCTTCCATGCCGGTTTTGTCGCGATAGACAGCAATTGAACTTTCGCGGATCTTATCAAGCGTGTCGGCCATGGCCCTGAAATCGTTGGCATTACCCATAGCAATGGTCCATGGATTATGGACCATCAGCATAGCGTTACTAGGCATATACACATTGTCACCGACCATGGCTATTACCGATGCCATACTAGCCGCAAGACCGTCAATATACACATTTTTTGTGGCAGAATGACGTTTGAGCATTGAATAAATAGCCTGCCCGGCAAATACGTCGCCGCCGCCTGAATTAATATAAATATTTAGCGACGATATATCGCCTAATGCATCCATGTCCTTTTTAAACTGCTTCGGTGTTACCTCATCACCCCACCAACTCGAATCGCTGATTTCATCATACAGCAATAATTCCCCGGCATTATCAGCCTGAGCCTTAAACTCCCAAAACTTTTTCTTTTTCATAACTTACCTCCTCTCCCCTATCAGTTCATGGATTTCTGCTGCTAACGCTTGGGATCCATTTTGTTGTGGCAGTTTCCCGGCTTCAATCATGTTTGACGGCTGTAAGTATATGTCGCCATTTTCAACCGGCGGCATATTTTCCAATCGGCGGATATCATTGACCGACAACCAACCCCACTGTCGTCCGGCAGCATAAGCAGCTGATCGAGACGCCATGTCACCACGCAACAGACCGTCCATTTTGAACTCAATATAATACCCAGCTTTTCGCTCTTTCGGCGTCAATAACTGGGCGTTGGCATTCTCCTCATATCTCTTAAACCAAGGAAGCATGGTGTACATGATAAATTCCAAGGATTGATGCTCAATGTTGTTGTTTGTTGCCTTATCCAAGTTCTGGATCAAATGGAGCGGAACCCGATAACATCGAGCAACGTCTTCAATCTGAAATTTTTTCGATTCTAAAAGTTGTGCATCAACAGGCTTGATTGTTAGCTGATTAAATGAACCACCGGACTCCAATAATATTGGTTTCCCAGTGTTAGCTAGACCAGTATAGTTTTTTGTCAGATCTTTCTTGAGTCGTTCATACGCCACATCTCCCAGAACGTCTGGAAATGAAAAAACGCCGCTTGCATTCGCGCCGTTTTGATAGAACCTAACCCCAAATTTCTCATATGACAACCCTAATGTAATGGCACTCGCCATGTATTCAATAGGTGAAACACCAATTAACCCATCAAAACTAAGACCAGGAATATGAAATATTTCGCTTCTTGAATACGTTTTTTCGTTGGCCCCATCCTGATACTTGTATGATATTTGCCCATTCTCGCTTTTGATCTGAAGTTTTGTCCACTCTAAAGGCCATAACCCAACCAAATCATTATACTTATTTACCAATTTTAAACATACAGAATTGCCACCTGTGTTTAAGCTAATAAGCTGGGTTTCTTTAAACCCAAATGGAGCCATCATATCATTTGGCTGATTATGCAAAATGTCGTACACCTGCAGGTCTGTTGAAACTCCCCGTGTACCGTCTTTGTTTTTCCGGTACAGTATAGCCGGGCAGGTAGCGAATGTCTCACTAAGCACCCGAACGCAAGAAAACACCGCGGAATACTTCATTGCTACTTCTCGATCAACATTAATAGCACCAATCCCAGAGTATTCGCTAACATCATCGCCAGCAAGAAATTTACTAATATAATCGGCCAAGGAATTTTTAAATTTTCTTAATAACCCCAATATCTCACCTCCTTCACAGGCTTCGCATGCCCCGTTTTTCATAAACAGATTCGTTATTTTCGTTTACAATCGCCCTAACATGGGCGTTGATTGTACTTGCTATCGGGTCAATGCGTTCCGTGGATTTTGATTTATCTAGCATAATATTGTCCTTGTCGTCTGCCCGAGTTACTGCATTACTTACGGCCCATCCTAAAACTGGATTTCCGTCATGGATAACTTTTTTCATATAGACCGATTCTCTAAAAGATTTTGTCGGCTCTGATAACGTCGGAATACCCTGGCGGATTTCTACACACAAAAACCCGTCATCCTGCAGTTCCTGAGCAAACTGGCTGCAGTTGTACGGGTCGAAACAAATTTCTTTGATTTTATATCCCTGCAATTTGATATATGCAGCGACAAAACGGTAATCTACCACCGCGCCAGGCGTTGCGGTTATCCATCCTTGCGAAATCCATAAGTCATAGGGAACTTTATCCGTCTTGCGTTTAGCGGCCAACGTATCTTCCGGCATAAATGAATGCGACAATACAACATATTTATCATTGACCAAAAATTCGAAGCTAACAGACGTTAAGTCAATCTTTGCTGACAAGTCAACGCCGACAAAACAATCAATGCTGGTTAAATTCGGTATTTCCCCCCGACATAATGCCCATTTATCCATGTTCATATAGCCGTTTTCACGCTGATTTACCCAGACATTCATGTTTTTGGTGAGAAAATCTCGCATTTTTTCCGGCGCTTCTAGTGCCAATTGCAAGCGTTTTCGAATGGATTCGATACCTTCCGGGTAACTACAGGCGATTGGATTAGCCTTTAGCCAGGCCGATTCATCGCGAATATCATCAACCAGATTCCCTTCTTTGTCCTTATCCAGCTCATTTATCATAATAAAATAGCTGTCGACGTTGAAATCCAGGGCTGGATTAAGTATTTTTGCCACCAGGTGATACTCGACGGAATAGCATGGGTTTGCCAAGTTAAATCCAGCCGTAGTTATAATTGCAAGTAGCGGCTGAGTCCTGGCAATCATGCCAGAATCAAGCACATCGTACAGTTCGCTAGTATCGTGGGCGTGATATTCGTCAACTATCCCGCATTGAGGGTTTAGCCCGTCACCGGATCGGCGATCTTCCTTGCTGAGCGCCCTCATAAATGAGCCGGTTTTTTTATGTTGTATCTTACCGTAGGATACATTATACCGGCCTTTTAATTCTGAGTTATCCAACATGGCCACGGTTTCATCCCAAACAATCTTCGCCTGTTCGGTCTTAACTGCAGCACAGTATACTTCGCTGGCACCCTCGCCAAGCGCCATTAGTTCATAACTGCCTACCGCTGCCAGTGACTGGGATTTGGCATTTTTACGGCCAACCTGCCAATAAAATTTATTAAATCGCCGATATCCTGTTACCTTATGCACCCAACCATAAACATTGCCGAAAATAAATTTTTGGATGATATGCGGATCGATGTATTGGCCTTTTAGCACGCCCTTTCGATGCTTAAATAGTCGCATCCAATCCAGAAATCGCACGGCCTTTTCCTCGTCGAATACATAATCGAAATTCTCGCGATCCAAATCTCTAAGAAACCGTATGCAGGCCCATTTATGTTTTTGGCAAGCGATAATGCGACCACCAATAACCTCATCCGAATACCGGATTAATTCGTCTAGCAGGCTCATACATTACCAAACCCTTTATTAGCCAGCGGATCTTCTTGTTTCGGTTCTTTTTTTGGTACGTTCTTAACCTTGGCCAATGGGTTTAGGAATAGGCGATCCTCCATCTTAACAAGCTGGTCCATTTTTTTATTAATTGCGTTGTCTATTTGCAAGTCAACATTCAGTCGCATATATCGATTCAGACAATCGATATACTCTTCTGGCAACCTGTCCTCATATTCTGACCAGTCGGCATTAAATTGCCCCACTCGTTTTCGATGTTCCAATAATTGCAGGTATTCGCTAAACGTCATGCAGTAACGAGCAAGAAGCCCAATATCACCAGAAGATACAAAATCAAGGTCCTTATAAATCTTGATAATTTCTTTCCATTTCGCGTAGGCGTTAACATCTGCCTTCACAAAACCAGGACACTTTAATTTTTGATCACCCAATTTAACTTCAGACTTCTGCCTGCGTTCAATCTCAGCTTTTGTAAGCCGATTTGGATTTTTTTCTGCTAAGTGCAGCGCAATTGGTTTTGCATTTCGTCCTCCCATTTCATCTCACCTATCTCAAAAAACGAATTTTGTTCACAGAAAAGGCCACACGCGGTCTAGGTCGGAAAGGCTCCATGGATTTACTCCCCCCCTACCCTGTCTGGGATTATTGCCAAACCCGCCATCTTCGCGCGCCGTCTTTGCATCGTGACACTCTTTGCATAGTGGTTGATGGTTAGATGGTAGCCAAAACAAATTCTTATCACCTTTGTGAGGCGCGATGTGATCAACAACTGTAGCCGGTCGTAGCTTACCATGTCTATTGCACTCAATACATAGAGGATGTTGTCTCAAGTATTTAGTACGATACTTCTGCCATCGTGAGTTATATCCACGCTTGCTTGATGATGGCCTACTATCTTTGATTGGTGTACTCTTGTGCTGATCACAGTAACCGCTGCTCACTAATGAGCTACAGCCAGGCTGCTTACATGGTCGCGGTAGTCGTGCTGGCATTCACTTCAACACCCCAGTCACCTTACTGCTCTTGTACTTCCCGCCTCGCTTATAACATTGCGAATTAAATGGCTGGTTAAGCATATCCTTGCCTACCCTTGGCCTATACTCTGAACAACCGCCGTCCTTCCATGTCACGCGCCTGGCTATGCATATCTCTATGCCATGGCGCTCGCATTCGGTACAGTCACAGTCTACAGTTGGCATCGTCCTCGCCTCCTTTTTTAATAAAATAAAAACGCCCTAAGGCGCATAACTAAATGAACAATATTTTAATGCTTTTGAACATCTGATATTAATAGGCTCAATGATTTTATTATTATCCACTCTTTTCCAAATAATCCTAAATTCATTTTGATACGAATAACTATTATCCTTTAATAAGTAAGGTGGGCATAGATAACGTCGGGTTATAAACTTATCATCATGTTCCGTATATTTCCGAACGCGATTATTAATATAAAAACATTTACCTGCTGTTACAAACATTAAGCCTTTTTTATTCATCTGCACATTTAGTTCATCTAAAAACCTAACTGTATCACGAACAATAAGCATGGAACTACCGAACTCTTCCTTCATTCGATCATCTTTATTTAAGCAAAAACATAAAACATAATAATTGCTTTCATCAATTTGATCTTCAATCGTACAATTAGCTATCGTAATATTTCTAGAGTTCTTACCCAAAAAAATTGCATGTTGCATAGTATGAAAAGCCGTTTCAAATGCAGGATTTTTCACATCGCCACTATTAAATATATAATTTCCTATTTCCCATTTAGTAGCTATTTTACCTTCATTATCGTCACCAACATAGTTTCCTAATTTGTCTTGAGGATAATTATTAAGATAATTAATATAAATTGCCCTTGTATTTTTTAACTTTGCCAGACGATATGGCTTCATGTATTTATATAATACATTTGGTAACTTTATTGTCATATACAATTAATCTCCCATTTACCTTTTTGTCCCACACTTCGGCAAATGGTACTATTTTCCTGCAAGCAACTTATTACTCTCAATTCTTTTTCTTGCTATAGCCATAACCGCTTCATCCTGCTCCATCAAAATAAAATTGCGGTCAGTATTCATACAAGCAACGCCTGTACTTCCACTGCCGCAACAATTATCAAGCACTATCTGGTGCTTATGCGTATACGTCTTAATCAGATACTCCAGCAAATACACTGGCTTTTGGGTTGGATGCCAATGGCCTTCATTGCCGCCACTGATCCGGATCACATCTCTCGGATATCTTGTGCCGTTATTACTATGCCTGACTGGTTTATATGATCTATAAATACTGGTCGTCGATATACTGTTACTTTTCTTATAAGGCTTGCCCTCACTGAATTGTGGGTTATATGTCGGCAGCTTTTTATAAAACACTAATATAACTTCATGGCACCTTAACGGCATTTTATTGGCATTAAGAAAACCAACCGCTCGAGCCTTCTCCCAGATAATTTCATACCTGAAAAACTTTCGATTGCTGTTGATTAAGTCCGTTGTAAATGGTTGTTGTGAGAACAGCAATATCGCTCCATGGTCTTTAATGATTCGGCTATACTGTGCCCATAATGGTTCAAACGGAATAACAATATCCCATTTACAATCCGTTGTGCCATATGGCAAGTCACATAGAATTAAGTCGATTGATTTATCATCAATTTGCTGCATTAAATCTAAACAATTTCCCTGATGAACTGCGTTGAAAGTCAGCATATTAACCACCTCAGTTATAATATTTTTACTGCACAATCACTACCTTTGCTTATTTTTGTATATTATAAAAGCGCCCCGAAGGACGCTCTTTAATCAATTTATAAGCCGTTTAATATTACGCTCAATAAATTCTGCCCACCGAACCGGCATTGAAACAACTAGCCTAAACAATATACCCGCAAAAATCGCTGAGCAAAATAATTGCATTGTCCAAGTCGCAAGCATTTGAAGCACAACAGCAATAGTAACTATTATGAACCCACAAACCCTTATTTTACAAGCATAATTACTCGCTTTCATTAGATATATGGCTCCATAATAAAGTAGAGCATTTGCAATAATGTTACAATCAAGAAAGTTAGCTATCATATTAATTCTCCTTTTTACCATTTTAAACATATTTTCGACAAAAAGGATTTATTTTCCTGCAAAATAAATATAACCGCCCTCGTAATGAGAGCGGTTACCTGCGTATAGAGTAAGTAATCCATTTTTGAGTTTAAATCATTTTGTCAAATCTGTCAATATTATTGCTACGTTTCAATGTATAACTTATCATTTACCTTTGCCAGTGAGTCTTTTTTATTTTTGTCCTTCTTCACCCTATTCTTACTACCGCCACCAAGTAACGCCTCCCCTGCCGGTGGAATTTCGCGCGGCTTATGTGCTAAAGCACGATCCGCCATTAATTCCGTTATCTCGTCCACTGTATTAATTTGATCAGCTGGCCAAACCTCTGTACCACATTCAGGGCATTTATGATAATCAAATTTTTCAATGTACTCCATTACAACTCGGCATTCTTGGCAAAACCATGGCTTACGCATTATATACCTCCGATCCACCAGCAATGCTTAAAATACGTTACTAAGCCGCTTTTATTTTTATCGCCATTTTCCTTCCGGTCATCGTGGTTCACCCCTAATCTAAGTTTATTTCGTATTTTGTTATTTCTTCGGCTCGCACATTCCCAGCCGTCTGGCCTCGGGGTTGACGCACTTACGGCCGTCACATGATTGGCATGTATATGGGTTATTCATTGTAATATCCCCTCGCCATATTCTTATCAATTACCCGCCGTCTGGCCACATCAACATCAACTTTCATGATCGCCAGCATCGTCTCACAGGCTGTTTGCAGGTCAACTATTTCCTCTGCTAATTGCGCTATTGCCTCATCGTAACCAAGCGGTTTAGGGTCGGATGGGAATTGCCAAATATAATAAAACTGATCCGCTACTTCCTGAAATTCCTCTGCAATATGCTTCATTTGTTCCCTTGGCATAGCGTTTAAAAATTTAGTACAAGGCTTAATATCAGGCATTGCACTCACCCTCCTTTGCCTTGGCTAGGGCTTTGGTAACAATATCTATAGCCCTGCTATTGTCGGTCATCCACATAATGTCCTTGCCACTGACGGTTTTAATCGGCTCCATTTTCGCTCTACCGCGGCTAATAATATTATTTAGGTCTACCAAATCTGGTCTGTCAGTCGCTAATAGATTGTGACTAGTGGCTAAATCATGTAGCGCAATTTCCAACGCCCCAACCAGCTCAGCCACCCTAGCCTCCGCCTGCTGGAGTTGCTTCTTTAGCGATTCTTTTTCCCCATACAGTGAATGTATATAGTTAATAAGGGTAATACCGCATTTTCTACATGACGGCCATCTTCCATCAATTGAAAAATCATGTTTGCATTCAACCATTACCGCCCAACCCCCTTCGCCGTGAAGTACAGGCAAGGCAACTCCGTGCCCTGCCTTAGCTTATTCCGTTTTTTGCAATCAAAACGATGCTTGGTATTTCGAGCCAAAAGTTTATGATTCCGAGGCTGTATCTCCACACAATCTTTACATGTCTGCATCGTGTGCCCCCTAACCCAAAGACTGGCACGAGCCACCGTGCTCATGATCACATCTCTGCGCCAACGGCGTATACGACTCCACAAAATATTTGTTGGTCATTAACGTTGCCGGCACTCCGTCTCTCTGGTCAGTGACCGTTTCAGCGTTGCGATCTGCAATGACTACGTCATTACAAACCCGACACCTGGCCCTAATCCTTCCTGCCCCCAGTATGCAAAAATACGCAGCACCACACTGACAATCTACTTTGTACCGTTCCTGTTCGATAGATGTTTTTGTGGTAAAATTTTTCATATCAAGTCCGTGAACCTCCATCATCACAACCTCTTGCAAGTCTACCGCTATAAGCTCACCATCAACATGATTTGCAAAAATGCCACGGTACTGTCGCTGGTGTTGCTTTAATTCATCAAATATACCTTTGACCATGCGCTCTGGCAGTTCAATTTTAATTTTATTGCCGTTAAGTAAAACGAGCTCAACCGGCAACAATGGTGGTTTTTCTTTTACCTGTTCTAGTTGCTTGTCCACCAGCTGATCGGGCGCTGCCTCCGACTCCGACGCTTCATACATAATCCCAGGGGCATCAATCACAGGATCAGCGGTTTCAATCACGTTTTCTACAGTTTCAATTACGCTTTCGGGCATTTCCTGTACGGATTCAGCTAATTCGCTAACGTCTGGTTCCGTAATCACCGACGCTGGCTCAGTTTTCTCTGGTTCTGGTACTATTTCCGGTTGCAACTCAACTGGCTCCGGTCCCGGTTTTATCTTACTAAACTTAAACTTAACTTTGCTAGCTGCTTTTACCAGGCTGCTATTCGTAGTACCAAACGCCTGGATGATTTCATCCCTATTGAGTCCACCGTCGACACATATATTTAACCGATCATACGTGATATCTTTAAACCTTGCCGGGTCGCATTTTTCAAAGGCATCACGTACCGGCATATCTATATCTAACGCTTCAACAAAAGTCATTTTACGTGTAACCACCGGGCTAGGTACTGGTTCCGTGTCGGATACTTTCGGTACCGGCGAACCGGCTTGTCTTACTCTTCCTGTCATTTCATTCACTCTCCCATTTAAAATTCAAGGATCACACTACTTCACTAATCTCAATTTCTACTCGCGGCGTATCTGAGTAATACTTTTCTGCAATCAAGGCCACCACTTGGCTGTCATCGCGCCATATTACCGATTTCAGGGCATCCTTTATTCCCTTAACCACATTGTCAACGTCCGGCTTAGTTACCGGTCTTAGGCTCCCATCACTAGCCAACTTGTGCCGTTTCTGACTAAATGATTTTGGTATGCCTTTATAAATAATCACCCGCAGATTTATTGCCTCTTGTAGTGGTATCGGCGGTTTATGTTTTAATGCCTCATCCCGGACAATTTGCTTATAGTTCCGGGACGTTTGCGGATCATACGCCTTGGCATGGCCGGCTATTGTGGTAAATCTCGGCCTGCCTTGCGCTACCGCTTCACCGAAAACTGTAAATTTAATCATACCGGTTCTCCTCACTCATAATGCAAATTTAAAGTTTTACAA